CGCCTCGCGGATCATGGGATTCGGATTGGCGGATGTTGGCGCTTGAAATGATGCGATGTCCGACGTGTGCTGTCGCCCGCGCAGCCACTCGCGATAAAACCAATTGCGCCCGTGTGGCGTGCTAATCAGAATTGCGCGTCCTCCACGATCTGCGAGTGTCGGCTGGATGGCATCAGTCCATGCCTCCTCGGTCACGCGCGATGCTTCGTCAACGATGACCAGGTCAAATGCCATGCCGCGGATGGCGTCTGGATTATCTGCGCTGTAGACGTAGAGCGCACCGCCGCTCGGGAACACAATTTCACGCTCAGCCTTGCGCACAGTCAGTTTGTCCGCAACAGGCGCTACCGCACGTTCAGCAGCGCGCCACAATGGGCGACTGTTGCGGTACGTCGGTGCTATCCACGCGACAACGCCGCCTAGGTCTGCGCAGGTGAGAGCGTACGTCGTCGCCATGTACGATTTACCCCAGCGTCTGCCCATCGCCACGATTTTCGTTCTCGCTGGGTTCAGCAGGATGCCCAGCTGATCGACTCGCAATGCTGGCAATTGCGGCGCTGTGGTCGAAGACGGTTTGCTTGATTTCGATTGCGTTGCCATCCTTACCCATTACCTCTTGCTGCACCCTATCACTGTAACCCTTTCTCGTCTTTTCGTACCAAACTACTGCTCCGAGGTTTCGATCTCGAATAAGCGACATGAGCGCATTGGTTACTTCGGCATGCGCACGCTCACGTCCTCTTTTCCACGCTGTTGCAAATGCCTCATCATCGCGCTTTCTTCGTTGGATCGTGTGGCGACTAAACCCCATCGACGCAGCGACTTCGGATTCACTCAATCCATTGGCAGCCAAGTCTTCTACTCGCGCTAGGTCAATCTCGATCTTCTTCGCCATTACTATCATTCCTTGTTGCGGCAATTCGCAACGGAGCTTCATCACGCTTGTATCGCATCAGCTCCATCGCTGCTTCAATCGCGTATTCTGGCAAATCCAGTGTTACGCGAATTCCACCGTCAACGAGCGTTGAGACTTTATTCACCATCGCGTCAAATGTAATCATGATTTCACCAGCTTGAGCGCAACGCGCGCCTGCGCTTCACGTAGCCCGTTCATCGTTGGCATGATCTGATTTAGGCTCAGCGCCCCGAGAAATCGGTTGTCGTCGAGGATCACGTACGCCTTTTCGTCATGCGCTTTTAGAAACGCTTCGTATTCAGCCCGCCTCCGATCTGTCGAAGCGATGCCACTGCGCCCGCTCAGGTCTGGCGTCTGTCCAACAAAACGCCCTTTCGGGAATCCGAGCGATTCCAGATATTTCACAGTGCGGTCATATCCGTATTCAACGCGCCACGCTGACGACAAAATGAATTCAAGTGCGGGATCGGCCTTCGCGATCGACGAAAGCGCGTTAACCGAATCCTGGTTGAGCGCTGGAAGCACACCAGGTATTCGCGACGCAGCGAATCCGCGCCTTAGCACACCATCGATATCCACGAATACGTAGCCCATTACGAGCGCCTCCCTTGCCAAAAGTCCGTCAGCACTCCGAGGTAGCGCGTGACGTTGTAGCCCTGCCAATTCGGATGCGCGCCCAGCTGGAAAATACACGCGCCATCAAGCACGACGGGCAAGCTGCGTCGATATCCGATCCACCACGAGCACCACTTCGCGAACTGGTCGTCGGAGTAGCCCGCCCAATTGAATCCGCCCGCGCCAGCTTCTACGCCAGTTTCGCCACTGGTATGAACGACAGAAGCACTGCCGCCGCATTGCGCCCAAAACGACGCGTCACGGCCCTCAAACCACTCAGGAGCTACGATTGATGCATCTGCGGGCGGAGCGTCCGCAAATCGCTTCCCCTTCGTGTACAGATGCCATCCTACCTTCACACGACCAGCGTTCTGTTGCGCGAATGCGTAGTACGTCTCTTTGAACGCGCGAACAATATCGGGATTCGTGATGTCAGGCGTGCCATGGCTAAATTCACCGATCACGATTTTGCGCGATGGGTTACGCGCCCACATAGAATTACAGAAATCGCGCTCATACGCAAAACGCCTGCGCAGTTCATCAGGCGATCCGTATCCGATCCAGTCTCCCTCGTTGGCGCACGTTGTCCACATGTTGCCCGGAATATCCATCAGTCCCGCACCAGCATGGTCAGCCAGGAATTTAGGATCGGGCGGACTCGGGAAATAAAAGCGCGCCATGATCTTTGCATCGGGATATTGGCGAGCAGCAGCAGCAGCGCCCATCAGATTGTCCATGAATAACACACTGCGACATCCTCGCGCGAGTGCGTCCATGCCAGCGTTACCGTCGTTGAGACAATTCACCCCGAGCAGGTATTTTGCCGCCTTCCAATCTGTTGGCTGAGGCGTAGGCTGAGGCGGAGGAACAGGCGGGATAGGCGTCGGCGTCGTCACCCAATCCCAGCCATCACCGCGCACGTAACCATCTCCGACGATGACGCCACCAGCAGTCACAGTGACGCGCCCCCATGTATAACCACCAGCACTCGTCGTTGAGCGAATCTCGAATTCAGCACCAGGCTGAAACAGATAGCCAGTCGCGGTCGTGCTTGACACCGCTGGCATCAGGCGAATATTCCACGCGCTCGATTTGATGCGGGCCTTGCCCGAGGTCTGTTGTGAGGTCACTGGCATCTCCTTGAATGTGACGCGGTTTGGGGCTGTTCGGCTCCACACACGCGCATTGAGTTCGGCCATATCAAGCGCGTGTTTGTCTGCGGTCAGATTCGCGCCGCCGTTACCACGCCACAATGGATCATGATATGTCGTCGCAGACAAGCGCACGATCCAATGGCCGAAGTTTCCATTGCCTTGATATTTCTTCGGCAGCGATCTGTAATCGACAAGCGCGATGTATGGATATGGCGTTGCTTCGTTCTGCTGCTCGAACTGCGTGCCACAATAGTCCCCCATCAGCACGAGGTCTGACGCGGTCGTGCCATCCTGCGATGCGTCAAAGCGTTGTGACAGTTCAGTGACGCGTGCGCCAGATACAGACGATGGATGACTCACGCCATCCATCATCACTACGCACGCCGGGCCGCAGTCATTGCCACGTGGCGCGTTATCCAATTGGTTGATGTATGGTACGTTCATAGTCCGAAAACTGACCGTATGGCATGCGCCAGAAATGGCTAGGACTCGCCGACGCTTAGTCGTCGGATTCCAAATTCACGCGCTGTCTCGGAGGCGATCAATTTCCTTCACGAGGGAATCTAGCTGGCCAGAGATTCTCATGATTGTCTGCGACAGTTCGTCGAGCTTGGCCAGCACTTTTTCTTCACGCGCCATCAAACGCTCTTCGCGCTTGTTGCTGGTGACCAGTGTATAGACTAGCAGCGCGGCGAACATCGCAGGAATGCCGCCGTTGGTAAGCAATTGGATAATGGAAGCCTCAGGCATCGAGCACCTCAAACCAGAATTCGAGCTGGTCACATTCAGCCTGGAGGTCTTCTCCGAGATTCGCGTAATCAGCCCGGAGCAGAGATGAACTCCGATCCTCGACAGCCTCAATGAATCGTCGCACAGCTTCCAGAGGGAATTTCCCGGTGCCATACGATTTCGTGTCTGGCGAAAATGCCATCCACTGATCAAGGTCTTTTTCAACGATGATAGTCAGATTGTCATCCATTCGAGGGTTCCTGCAGCTTGCGCGCTGCGTGCGTGATTTGCTGGATCAGGATGGAGCACGCCGTGATCGCGATCTGGATATATGGCGACATCTCCGTAAGCGAGTCTGGATTTGCGCTAAACCAATTGTGCGCCGCCATCGCAGCAACAGCAACGAGGACAGCGATGGTCATCGCGATTGTCTGCTTCCCATTGGCGGACAGCGACGAGAACCCATCAATGCGGTCAAGCACGAACGACGACGTGGCGCTGATACCAGCACCTGCGAACCAAACGAGTAACGCCATAATATCCATAGAACCTCCGAACAGAACAGTTGTTCTAACTATACATGATCGGAGCATGGAAAAAACAAAACGCCCACGCAGGAGAACGTGGGCGCTTGCCGCGCGGGGGTGCGCTCTGAGCAAGGAGTAACAAATGACCAAAGAGCCAACCGACACTAACCCGGACGAGCAGGATCATAGCACGTTCGCCGCCGATGTCAACCACAACATGAATTCGTCGATGTCTGACGCAACGGTGTAGCGCAATGTCGGCGCCAGATGCGAGGATATTTCATCCGAGAAACTGACCTGCGAAGCCCGCATCTTTCCGCCAGGTCTTTTACATTCGATGAGCAGCGTCACGCCGTGCTTCCATGCGACGATGTCAGGAACTCCGACAAGATCACCATGCACAGCATGACGCTGACTGATTTCCCTCACCATCCAGCCAGTGCGCCGCAGAAAATCGATGATCGAGTTCTGCACATCACGTTCGGACAGGCGAGGAGCTTTTCTCAAAATGGAATGTCGTCTTTATTCACAGACGCAGTCTGCGCACTGTGCTTCGCGCCATCTTCGCTCGGAGGTGACAAGAAACGCACGATGTCGGCGATAAGCTCAAACGATGTCGAGGTCTTACCGTCCTTGTTCGTGTACAGCTTCGGCCCGCCAGTTGCGGGATCAACGCCGAGGCGTCCCTCGACAAGCACCATCTTGCCCTTGCTCAGAAACTGGTCGCACGCCTCAGCCTGCTTGCCAAAGATCGTCACGCGGAACCACGTCGTTTCCTTGACGCGTTCGCTGCCCTTCGTGTAGCTGCGGTCAGTGGCAATGTTGAACGATGTGACGCGATCGCCATTTGGCATGAAGCGCGATTCAGGATCACGCCCAAGACGTCCGATTACTGTCAGAGATTGATACATGATTTGTCTTTGTCCTTCTGAATGAGACCGTCTTTTCTCGATTTACAAGTCGCTTGACTCGAGCGATCGCCCCCTCGGCGACTTCGATATCAGAGATGGGAATCTTGAAAACACGATCAGCGTTGATGACCGCAACGCCGCCGATTATATCCTCAACGCGGCATGAATCGACCGATGAAATCAGGCGCTGTCGGTCATTGATCGTAAGCAGCGAGTACCGCTTGATTAACACGATGGTTCCCACTTCGACGTGGTCATCCATTGTGCGCACAGTCAGCACATTCAGCGCAGCGTCAAGGCAGTGCTGAGAGCAGCAGTCTGTAATCGCCTCTGAGCGATTGACGCATTTCCCGCACGCCGCACAGGAGATGGTCTCGGGCACTTTCCATGTTGGCTTTGCGACGACCTCGTAGGATTCTGCTTGTGTATCAGACTTCGCCTTTTGAATTTTCTTGACCGCTACGCCAAATTGAGCGATCAGGCGCCGACGCTTTTCTTTCGTCCGCAGTGTGGCGATTCGATTCCTGCATTTGTCGCTGCATGCATTCGCCCTTCTAAAGCTGGTCAGGAACACTGTGCCACAGATTTTGCACGAGACAGAAATCGAGGGAATCTTCTTTTCGATTTTGCGTTTTCGGTTCCTGCTGCATTCCTGCGAGCAGCACAGAATTCTGTAGTTGTTGCGTTTGAACTTTTTGCCGCACTCCGAGCAGTTCACGATTGGATCGAATTTCCTGGACGGCACGAACTTACCAGCTGTTCGACTGTTATTGCGCATCCGTCTGCATTCGTCGCTGCACAGCTTCTCGTCGTTGCGCCTACCAGGCATGAACGATTTCCCGCACTGAATGCATGGTCGCTCTTTGAACGTCTCTTTGTGCGCCTTCTGCTTCGCGCGCCATCGCAGCAGATCGTTGCATCGATTCGAGCAGAATCTTTGCTTGTATCGTCTGACAGTGAATTCCTTTTCGCAGTTTGCGCACTTCAAAATCTCGCCGATGTTCGTTCTCACTGTGCGCTCGGCCAGACTACACGTCGGGCACATGATGTTGTGCGCACGCTTTTTTTGGAATTCGTTCCCGCACTTGTGGCAGGTCGCTTTGCCAAAATCTTTTTTTCGTCGTGCGACCATGATTGAAATTTTGGCCTTGACGGTGCAGGTCTTCGAGCAATATTTTTGTGACGAGTGCTTGATGGTGAATTCAGTCCCGCACCTCTGGCACGATGCTGGTTTCCCAATGATGGTCTGGTCTTTTCGTTTCCTCGCCCATCGCTCCCGTTCCAGAGCGCGAATCTCATCGCCGCGTTCGTGGTATCTGATCAGGTTCTGCGCCGAATAATGTTTCCTGCGACATTCGGCGCTGCAAGTTTTTTGATTCCGCGCGTATTTGTTTGGCTCAAACTGGCTCCCGCAAATAATGCAATTCATCGGTCACGTATCTTAGGCGGCAATTCGCTCGCGGACAGTTTCCCATCCGCGAGCATTGATGTTTCTAGAATCCCGCGTCTTCGGTCTCGCGCAGCAGATCGTCCACGGTCACGTTCTGCGCCATCTGGCCAGAGGCCTTCAAACGCGCGAGCAGTCTTTCCGCAGTCGCGCGAATCTTTGTCTTCGTCTCGAGCTGTTCGCGCTCGACGCGTTCCGCAGCTTTTTTGCGTTGCTCGGGGCTGTGCATGGCGACCTGCTTAGAAGCCATAGTCCTCGTTCTCCTCGCTGTCGTCGTCTTCGTTCTTTTGTGCGTCTTGTTTCTTTGGCGCATTCAGGCGCTTCGCATCCAGTGACTGCGCCAGCTTTGAAATCACATCCTGCACGTCGGATGGCAAGCGCTGCTTATCCACGCGACCATTGTGCGCTTGATTGAACGTATCGCGAAAATGCGCGCGAATGGTAGGCTCAGAATCGGTATCGTATTCGCAGAATGTCTTGAAACCCAAGCGCTTGATGACTACCAGCAAATCACGCGCCATTGCGGGCGGGAGGATATTGTTGATGTGCTTCTCGATTTCCTCAGTCGTTCCCCACATGCCATATCGCTGCACTGCGCTGCGCACTGCGCCCCATGCCACAGTCCAATCGCTCCCGCCTTCGGCCTTGTCATGCAGGCCGTCAATCTGTTTCACAATCGCTGCGATGTTCGGGAAGAATTCCTCGGAACGAATATGCAATTTCACCGCAGCAACAAATACGTCGTCGTCGACATCTCGGAATTCTTCGTGCCACGATTCGCGTTCAACCATCAAATGTTCGTCGCTGAATTTCGCGCGCTGATTTGCGTACTGAATGTTGATGTGGATAAGCATCTTGTCGATCGTAGATTTGTTCGCCATTTTATTTTTCTCCATTTGGCACAGCATCGGAATAGATGCGAGCCATTCTATTAACACTTGTTGCTTCGCCTTTCGTCATGCGCGGATGCTCTGCCCATCCATCGCGGAACTGCTTCCATTTTTCTGTAACGCGCTCTGGTGCTGGTGGCTTGCCGAGTTTGCCTGGGTATTCATTCGTGCTCCACCAGGTCAGGAACGCCTTCACGTCGTCGCTTGTCGCAGATGCCTCAAACAGATACTTCACCGTGCGCCCAATTCGCGCGCCGCAGGCTTTCGGATCGAGCACACAGATTTCAGTGACTGCGTCGAATAGATCACGACGACGCTGCTTGTCTGCATCGCTCAGGGCGTCGATGACTTTTGCAGTACCAGATTTCTTTGAACGCTTGGGTTTCGCTGCTGGCGCGTCCGACGTGGATTCATCGCGCGTCTGTTCGGGAACTGGCGTTGTCGATGGCGTTTCCTTTTTTGCCTCTGCCTCAGGATCGAGTGACTCAAAAAACGCGATGGTGTCGTCAGTCGTCGTGCGAGCGCGTTTCGCGCTGCGCACAATATTTTCTTTCCTTTCTTTCTCTTCTTTCTTTCCTTTCTTTTGTGTGTACTGCTGCGATACTACTTCTGGTACTGCTACAGTACCATGGTGGTATTGCTTCAGTACCATCTCTGGTATTGCTACAGTACCACCTGCATCTAGTACTGCTGCGATACCAGCGTCTAAGGTCAGCTCATAGAACCGCGCAATTCCACTTTCGTACTGCGCAATCCATTTGTGCATGACGGCGTGTTTGATGCCTTGAAGGACGTTCGATCTAGTCAACCCGGTCATCTCCTCAAACTGCGTCAGACTGATACGGTCACGCTCCTTATGCCATCCGCTGGTTTTGCGCAGCACGGCAAGCACGATGCGCAATTCAGCGTTACCCATATGTGCCATTGCCTGATCCAGCAAAGCATTTGGGATTTGGGTATATGGATGGTCATTGTTCAGCATCAGTCTTAGTCCTCCTTAGGGCGCTTGCCTCTGCGCTCGCGACTCAGCGCAGCTACGCCTTCCTCTGCGGGAATCTGCAACACGTCGAGCAGACGCGCGAATAGCCAGCTGCTTGGTTCAAATACGCCGCCAGTTTCGAGTCGCGCGATGATGATCTGGCCGACGCCAGCTTCAGCAGCAATCATGGCTTGCGACTTGCCCAGCGCCTTACGCCGTTCGCGGATAAGTGTCCCAAATTTGGTTTTCATGCATTCAGTATATCACGCACTGGTAAGTGCTTTTCAATCTTCATTCTGTTTCACCATTGACAATCAGTAGGTACATGGTAATATTCTGCCTGTCGCAGGAGAGCGACAAGGAGCCAAACCAGAAATGACCATGTTCCCGAACTACACCAA